GGCTTAATAGCATTTAAAGCAGCTATTTTAACAGCAGTATCATTGCTTATTTTTGATTCTTCTTCTTCATCATTCTCAACTGTATCTTCATCGATATTTTCAACTGGAATGGTAACTGATTCTTCTTCGTCAATCTGGTCTTCATCACATTGATCCTGTTCCTCATCATTTGTATTATCTCCACCAAGTTCATTAATCATATCATCAATTATTTCGTCTGATGTGTGTTCTTTCTTTTCCTGATTAGCCAAAGCAGTAACTGTTTGAGATAATGCCGATACCTGTTCAGCCAATGCATTTACTGCTGCCATTACATCATTCTCTTTCCCCTCTTCACCATCTGCTTGAGTTGCTGATGGTGATACTTCTTCTTCCTCATCATTTGCATTCTCTTCTGATAGAGCATCAACTACATCTGCTATATCTTCTGGTTCTGCATCTGTAGCAATATGCTTTAATCCAACAGCAGTTAAAAACTTGCTTACTGGTCTTTCTTTCTTTTTAGTTAAGTTCTTTAATGTTTTACTCATACTTTTTTTGTCTCCTTTCGAATCTATATTGTTTTTATTTTTTATTTCAGAATCTTTAATCCTTACTCTATGTCCTGCTCTTCCTGCATCAACTACTGCTATATGATTTCCTCTTATATTAGTCTGACAGTACGTACCTTCAGCTACTACATAGTCGCATTCATATCCACAGCTTATTTCTCTTTTCCCATCTTCAACCTGTTTTATTAATTCTTGATCATATATAATCAAATCTGCAATTAATAAATCTTTTTCTTCTGTACTTCTTCTTACATTCTGCGCTGCACCTTCTGTATATTTCTTAGATGTATCGGGTGTAACTACCATTTCTGGAGGATGTTCATCTGTAACTGGTTTTCCCTCAAAGCTTGCTATTGCAGCAGAAGAAAAAACCTCATTTGGTCCTCTATAAACTTGAATTGTTTCAGTAGGACTTCCATTATCTTTTAATTCACTTTCTAAGTACTCATACCATCCAGTACGTGCAATCGGTACATTGTGACATATTAAGAATCCTTCTGGTGTCTTTGTCATGTTATTTGATATTTTTGAGCCAAAAAATGCTTTTGCCATGTGTTTCACCCCCTTTCAAAGCAAAATAAAAAGCCTATTTATTAGACTTTAATTAGCAAAAATAATGTTTATCAAAAAACTCTTTATTACATACATCAAATTTTCCATCTTTATATATAATGTAATCTCCTACACATGCAGTTTTAGCAGAACCTAATACTATAAATCCAAATTCAATAGAACTCGGTATGATTATTCTTTGTTGAAATGCTTCAAAAAATTCTGGTTCAACTGGTCTGTCATATATCTCTGGTGTAACTTTTAATGCTTTAACCTTAGTTTTTGAATCACATTCTCCAGTATTCTTTTTGCTTTGACCTCTTTCTCCTGCTATATGTGTTCCACCTGAAGAAAATAAGCTTTCTGATGTAGCCTTTTTACTCACTTCAATATCTGCTACTAATACACTTCCTACTTTCTCAATATGAATAGAAAAGCTTGATATTTTATCATTAGCTAATGCATTATCTATTTTCCCTAATATCTCTTTCATGTATTACCTCATTTCTCCAATCACTTGGAATTTTGAACATAAAAATAACACTTAGGTTTCCTCTAAGTGCTTCACTACTTATATTCATTTTATCATTTATTTTTTTATAAATTATTCGTTTTATATTCCTTTTTTATTCCACTATAATTATTATACTACTTCCTATTTCTCTTTTTTCTCAAATTTTTCTCATTTTCTTATCAAAATTTATGCTATCATCTCAAATTGTTTCTTACTCATTCTTTGTATCTTTCCTTGATAATAAACCTTAGCTGGCCAAGTAATAAAATCTAATTTTACTATAGGCTCTGGATAACATCTACAATTAGGACATTCTCCTGCGTGATAATAACCCAAGCTAGATTTTACTTTGATAAGTTTTTCAGGACTAGGTGGGTTATCCCAACATATTATTACCCCATCCATATGGTCATGAGAACTTCTAACTCTCTGGTCTTCTGATGTGCGCCATATATACCATCTAATTCCTAAATTCTCTGACCTAGCCCTTGTTAATTCAGTACTAGCTTTGCTTACCTCAGTTCTTGCAATTAAATTAGCTTTCTTCTCAGATATTGTTGGAATATCCTTTAATAAATCTTGTGCTATATCTGAAGCTCTCATTCCGTCATAAGCCTTTTTAGCCGCATATTCTGTAACGTCTTTTGCTACCTCCAATGGAATACTTTTTATTAATTCAGCATTTTTCCACACCTGTTCTTTTACTGCTATTCCCAAGGGGCCATTTAATTCGTTCTTTAATGCTTTATAAATACCCCTTCCTCTAGAATTTCTTTTTGCTGCTTCCCTCCATGTTTTACCAGCATCAGTAAAAATACTTGTTATCATCTTCATAGCAGTTTTCTCAGCATATTTTTTAAATTCTGGAGTATCTGCAAACTTTCTTAATACTTTAATTATTTCTGATGTACTTGATAAACCTTTAAGCTCTTTATTCATCTTCTTTACTATTTGTCTTAATGACCTTTTATAAGTAACCTCTATTCTTCGTTTAGGTTGCCATAAATCTTTTGCTGTATTCTTTACAGGTACCATATAATCGCTCCTTGTAAACTTAATGATAAAATATTATTGAAGAAGGCGTAAATTTTATGTAGTGCCATACTTTAAAACCTAAAATAATTCATATCCTTTCTTAGATATCAATATTTCTCTCAATAATAAAAGCACCCACTATTGAATTAAGTAAGTGCTTTTATTCTATATCTACAATGATACTATTGTCCTTTAGTTCTGCAAACTTCTCCTTTATATCTTTTTCAAATATACTTACACTATAATAATAAAATCCTGGATATTCATCATCATCATCACCTAATACCCCATTATATTCTATTACTACATTTTCTTTTTTTCTCTTTAACCAATCATTTGCTTGATTAACAAATAAAACATCTTTTATATTTAGTCCTAATTTATTTATCAACCTATCTCTATCTATTGGTTCTTTCGCAAATAAATTGCATCCTTCATTAACACACATCAACATCACCTCAATTCTTTTAATATGTTTTCTATTTTTTGGATTGTATCTTTGGATACATTCATCTTTTCTAATATATACTTTAAGTTAGGGTTATTGTATTCTGTCTTAATTTTAATCAATACACTATATTCATGTCTATCAAGTTTTACGAACCCATCACCTTCTACTGGATAAAATCTTTCACCATGATATTTATAAACTCTTCCATTAACAATAAATGTATCTTCATGTTTATTATACAATCCTTTTTTAATATCTTCAATGTCTTTTTGATAGTCAACATTAGGCATAATTATTGTGTTCTCGTCCTTTGGCTTAGATTGCCGTCCTATAGATTCCAATCTATGTCTTTTAGCTAATGGTGGTTTTAAACTCTGTATCTTCTCTAATTCTTTTTTCTTTTTATCATACTTATCTTCTGCCCCTTCTCCACTTCCTCCAATTTCTCCTGGTCTTCCTTCATGACCAAAATTTCCAGATCCTTTTCCGCCATCAAATAACATTATATCATTTGATGGCAATTTAAAATTTAAAGGTGATTCCTCTCTTGGTGGCATATCTCCCATAGAATTGATATCATCATCTGCATTTTCTATATCTTCATCAGATATATTGGTAAACATACCTAATGGTTTTCCAACTTCTTTTAATTCTTTCATTCCTGTTTTTTGGCTAATAAGTCCACTTTGAAATACTGTATTAATAGCATTAATCTTTTTATCAACTATATTAGCTACCTCATCTTCTGTTGGCACATCTATAGGATTAAACTCCCACGAAAAATCATCTGGAATAGCTCCAAATTCTGATACCATCATTATAGGTAATAATTTATCTAAAACTGGTTCAAGTTGGGATGTCTGATTATTTTCTACGGTATCAGTATAGTTATCATTATCTCCTTCTCCTGTTGCATTCATTCCAGCAGGACAACGACCAAACAATTTAGTAACTGGTGTTTTTGCTGCACCTGCCACATCTAACATAAAAGATTCGTATATATCATTAATGCCACTAAATGTATATTGATGGTTTACTAAATCATCATCTTTATCCATTAGTAGCATTGACATATTATTCATTAATCTATTTTGCATTTCAACTGTGTTATACAAATCCTTTTGGGCTTCTTCATCGCCTAAAGCCATCAATTCACCTAAATCGGACATCTTAAGCCCTAATATATTTGCTCTAAATATTAAATTAGCTATATTCCCACTTGTATTATCTCTTTTAATTAATTCTTTGTATAGTATTTCAACTTCAGATGCTCCCCATAATGTTTCAGCAAATTTCTCCCAATAGGGAAGTTCTCTTCCTGTAAACCTTAATATTCTACTATGATGTACTCTTGTCATATTAGAACCATTAAGATTCCATTCATAATACATAGGTAATCCATAATCTGGATCACTAATATCTTCTACAATATCACTTGATGGATAAACTCCACACCATCTATCAC